CGTACTTTAATGAATTTCCAAAACACATTCCTTGTACCTTTAATCCAAAAATCAATGTGGAGAAAGATACAGTTTGATGTAGATAGATACCCAGTTAACGATTACAAGTTTATACCTTATTCAACTATGGGTATAATGGCTAAAGAATTAGAGATGACTCAGATGGTACAGATGTTACAATCTATACCTAAAGATTCTCCTGCTTTTGATGTAATCTTATTAGCTATGATGCAAAACTCTAGTATTCATAATCGTGACCAGATTGTACAAGCACTACAACAAGGTAGTCAACCTGATGGTGGACAGCAAGAGTTAGAGAATATAGGTAATGAGCTACAAATACAACAGCTACAGGCTAATATTCAAAAGACACTAGCAGAAGCTGAAGAAGAGAAAGCTAAAGCAATTAAGTGGCAAGCAGAAGCTGCTGTAGCAGTACCTAATGAAATACAAGTAGAAGAACAAATTATTAAATTACAGAAAGATGCTTTAGATTTAGATAAGCTTAAAGCGGATATAGCAAATCAGCAATCTGAGACTCAAAGAAATATACCAGAGATGGAACATCTTAAATCAGAAACTATATTAAATCTAGCTAAGGCTAGAGAAGCAGGTTCTAAAGCAGCAGTTAGTACAAGAGTACAATGAAAACTGATGAACAATTTTTAAATGATAGATTAGCTATGTTTGAAACCGAGGGGTGGAAAGACTTAATAGCTGACATGAAAAGCACCGAAGAGAATGTAGTTGATATACGCACTCTTGAAAGTGAAAAAGACCTTTGGCATGCTAAGGGTCAGTTGCAAATTCTAAGACAGTTGCAAAGTCTAGAACAAGCAACACAACTAGCGGTAGAACAATCCTCTTCATAAGGAATCTACCTTAATATAACTTCATAACCCTTATGGGCGGAGACCAAAATGAGTATAGTAGTAGAAGAAGCACCTTTAACAGATGTACAGGTAACAGAAAATCAAGAAGTAGAAGCGGTAGAAACTCAACAGGATTACGATATCCAAGAAGAAACACAAGTTGAGGTAACAGAGCCAGAATCTATAGTTCCTGAGAAGTATGCTGGAAAATCACTTGAAGAAGTTATTGAGATGCACCAAAATGCTGAAAGAATATTAGGTAAACAAGGTATGGAAGTTGGACATCAACGGAAATTAATTGATAGTTTAATGTCAACTCAACAACAAGTTACAGAAACTACTACCCCTATAGAAGAACCAGTACCATTCGAGGACCAGTTCTATGCTGACCCTGCAAACGCAGTTAACTCAGCTATAGAGAAACATCCCGATGTAGTTAAGGCTAAAGAAACTAGAGCCATGCAAAATCAAGCGTTGAATCAAGCACAATTAGAATCTACGCACCCTGATTTTATGGAGATAGTGGAAAACCAAGACTTTCGTAACTGGATTGGAGCAAGCAAGATACGACAAGAGCTATTTCGTACTGCTGATTCTTATGACTTTGAATCTGCTAATGAATTGTTTACAACATGGAAACAAATTAACATGGCAGGTAAAACTGCTAAAGTTAAAAAAGCAGAAGAGAATAAAAGAAAACAAGCATTACAAAAAACTAGTTCTGAAACACGCTCTTCAGGAGATGCTGTCGGTGGAAAAAAGATTTACCGTAGAGCTGATTTAATCAATCTACAGGTAACTGACCCTAACAGACATGCTGCACTAGCTGATGAAATTCAACTAGCGTATGCGGAAGGTAGGGTTAAATAATTTACTTATAATAGGAGAAGAAAATGGCGTTAGGTACTAACCAAGTCACGACTAGTGTCGCCAATAACTTTATTCCTGAACTATGGTCGGATGAAGTTATAGGTGCGTACAAGTCAAATCTAGTGGTTGCTAACCTAGTAACTAAGCTATCTCATAAAGGTAAGAAAGGTGACTCGATTCACATTCCTGTACCCGCAAGAGGTAGTGCAAGTGCTAAAGCAGCAAACACACAAGTAACACTATCAGCAGCTACCAACACAAAGGTAACTGTGTCAATTGATAAACATTATGAATATTCTAAGCTGATTGAGGATATTGCAGAGGTACAGGCATTAGCAAGCATGAGGAAGTTTTATACTGACGATGCTGGCTACGCCTTGGCAAAACAAGTTGATACCGACCTATTTGGGGTTGCTCAAACCTTACAAGGTGGAGCAGCAACAGGAGATTGGTATACTGGTGGTGTTGTAAACGGAACATGGACTAAAGCAAAATTCTTTGCTACTGGTTCTACAACGCTTGCAGACTATGTAGAAGCTAGTTCTACACCTATCGCTATCGAAGATAGCGGTATTCGTGGAATGATTCTTGCTTTAGATAATGCCGATGTTCCTATGGATAATCGTGCATTAATTATCCCACCTGTAGCAGCGAATGACTTGCTTGGAATCAACAGATTCACAGAGCAACAGTTCATTGGTTCTGGTGATGCTATTAAGACTGGCAAGATTGGTATGATTTATGGTTGTGATGTTTACATCTCATCTAATTGTCCTACTACTGGTGATGCAGTTAACCTTGCTGGTAACAATACTGACCGTGTTGGTACTATGATTCATAAAGATGCTTTGTGTCTTGCTGAGCAAGTTGGTGTTCGTTCACAAACTCAGTACAAGCAAGAGTATTTAGGTGACTTGTTTACTGCCGACACTATTTACGGAGTTTCAGAACTTCGCGATGATGCGGGAATAAACTTTGTAGTTCCAGCTAGTTAATAAAGCTGAAACCCCTTCGCAAGAGGGGGTTTTTCTATATTAATTATGACTAGTAATCAAAAGCAAAGAGTTAAGAAAAGGTTAAAGGCTATAGAATATTTAGGTGGCTGTTGTTGGCGCTGTGAATTAACTTTTCATAAAGACGTATATGATATACACCATCTTAATCCTAATACTAAAAAGTATGATTGGGGTGAGTTGAAAAGAAGAAAGTGGTCGACCATACAAGAAGAGCTAGATAAATGTATTTTATTATGTGCTAATTGTCATAGGCTTGCACATATGGAGATGAGAGAAAATGCCCTTTTATGATTATGAATGTAACCATGGTCATGTCTTTGAAGAGATGTGTTCTATGTCAGATAGAAATAGAAAGAAAGAATGTCCAGAGTGTGGTGAAAAAGGTGGTGTAATTATGTCAGTCAATCAAAACCGACCTCATTTTGGTAATCAAGATACTCTTTGGAATATGAGAGAACGTAAACGCACAAGCGAAACCAACAAGCAAGGTAACTATAAGGATAAATTTAGTGGACATATTTAAAGACAGTTGCGACCATGATTCTATTGAAACTTTAGAGTTAGATAGATTTAAAGCTAAAGTAAAGGAAGTATGGCAGCGCATGTTACAAGAAGCTTATGCTAATAATCCTCCTGAAGATATGGATGAAGCACATTACATGGAACATAATGCTTTAAAGTTTGCAGATGAACCAGAAGAAGCTAATGAAGCAGATAATCTACTAGCAATGCTTGAAGATTTATTAGACCCTAAAGAAGAATTAGAAGATGTATCATCTGGAGGTAAAGCACCTTCTTATGGTTCTTCTTCACTTAAATCGAACAACGAATCAGGTAAGACAGAGGCAACTAATTATGAATATAAACACTCAAATACAAAAACTCCAAGCGACTCTCGTTCTGGAGGTAAAGGTGGCTCGTATGAGGGTACGCCATCAGGTTCAATTTCTAAAAGAAAAGATGCAAGAGTTATTAGAAGTTTTTCGCCTATGGCTGAAAGCCTTAAAGAAGAGTTAAAAGAGTTAATAGATAGACAAGCTATAGGTAAAAGACGACAACTGTTTAGAGCATAATGTTTAAAATGTATTGGAAAAAACGAAAAACCTTTGCCATGTTGTCTAACAAGAGGCAATGGGAGAGAGATTTTGACCCTAATGAATCCTCTGCTTTAGAAATACAGCTTGAAGATGGTAATTATCTAGTTAGAGAATCCTCAGTTTCAGCTACACCTACATATATTATTACGGAGTAAAGAATGGCAACAGTTAAAGTATCAGCCTTATCAGCAAAAACCTCATTAGCAGGTAGTGAGGAATTATTAATCAATGACTCTGGTACTTCTAAGAAAGTAACAGCCACAAACTTACTAGCAGGTGTTTCAGTTGCCGATGGCTCTATTTCAACTGCTAAGATTGCAGATGATGCGGTCACAGAGGCTAAACTAGCTAATGCTATCAACACAGCTATTGCTGCTAACACCGCTAAGACATCTAATGCTACACATACTGGCGATGTCACAGGAGCAACTGAACTTACAATTGCCTCTAATGCAGTAGAAACAGGAATGATTGCTGACGATGCTGTCACAGCAGCTAAGTTAGCCAACTCTATTAATACAGAGATTGCTGCTAATACAGCTAAAGTTACCAATGCTACTCACACAGGTGATGTAACAGGAGCAACTGCTCTTACCATAGGTAATGATAAAGTTATTACAGCTAAGATATTAGATGCTAATGTTACAACAGCTAAGATAGCAGATGATGCAGTAACCGCAGCCAAACTTGCCAACTCAATTAACACCGATATTGCTACAGGCGTTACAGCTAATACAACTGCTAATGCTGCTTTGCCTAAAGCTGGTGGTACTATGACAGGTAATCTTGTTATGGGTACAAATTTAGTTGATGGAATAGATATATCAGCAAGAGATGCTGTACTAACAAGCACAACAACAACTGCTGGAGCTGCTCTTCCTAAAGCAGGTGGCACATTAACAGGAACAGTTACAGTATCAGCTAATGCAGTAGGAACAGTTACTACAGATAATGATGGCTCATTCGCTATGTCTGCTACTAACAACTTTAAGTGTACTCCTGCTGGTAACTTCACATTAACCTTTACATCTATTGTTGCTCAGTCTGGAAACATACTTCTTGTCAACTCAGGTGGACACACAGTATCAGCACACGCTAACACTAAGGTCGATGCTA